TGGCATCGAGGCTGGCTCTGGCATCGAGGCTGGCGATGGCATCAAGGCTGGCGAGGGCATCAAGGCTGGCGAGGGCATCAAGGCTGGCTGGGGCATCGAGGCTGGCCGAGATTTCGGAGTGTTCGCGGGACTGCGACTGCGTATTTGTGAGTGGCAAATACGCGCTCAAGTGGTCGCAAGGACTAGACCCGAGAACCTAGTTAGCGGTCACTTCGTTGAGCCGATTCCGGCTGAGGCGGATGCGGCATGAACGAGACGGAAACCCAGATGCGCCTACGCAAAACCAAGGAGGCGCTGGCGAAAGCGCAAGAGGAAGAAAGCGAAGCGCGCCGGGCGCTGGTGCGGGCTAAGGCTTCCAGGAAGCTGCTGAAGGAGAAGTACGACGCACTCTTCTTGCAAGAGGAGCAGGAAGAGGTTGCCCGGAGAAAAGCCATAAACACGAGGGGCGCGGCATGACCGCAGACCCAGCCACCGATGCCGTCTACTGCCTGGTCATCATCGAGACAGCGCTGATTGCGCTGCTCGGACTGGGCGTCATCGCCTACCTGTTCCCGGCCGCCTGCCGCCGGCTGACAGACCGCCTTGAGCGAATAGCAGGAATTACGAATCACGCCGAGTGATCCTCCGAGACTTGCCGGGGCTTCGGCCCCGGATTTTTAGGAGGCCGGCATAGTTTGCCCACAGCGTTACATCCGCACTCGACTGGATAGAAACCGGAGAAGGGAAGAACGCGATGGCGGGAGCCGCCCGAGATAGCGGCCGCGATTTACGGCGCTTTGGCCGGTGTCCTCCCGCACCGGGAAAAGGCGGGAGCAGTCTCCTGGTTACCACAAACTGCCAAAGCGCCTCCTATTCGAGCTGTCAAGGATTACTTGACAGCTCAATCGACTGGCCCGCGAGAAGGGCTAACCCACAGGGCCGGCGTCGTTGCGACCGCCGAGGAGCCGCCCGCCGGAGCGGTGCCCGATTCCGGCAAGTTTACAGGAGGACAAGACATGAGAACCGATGTCATGAAGCAGGCCGGCGTCAGTCCGCCGGTTGGGATGCGTGTGCTCGACGCGCTCCGGAGGTCGGCCCTGCCGCTCTCCCGGCGAGATATCGAATGCAGGGTCCAGGTGGATTCAGAGTTCGCCGTCCGTGACGCACTCAAGCGCCTGGTCGGCAAGCGCGAGGTGAGGCGGATAGACGAAGGCGACGGCGTGCCGCGGTATACGGCCGCCGGAGATGCCGGAGTACCGCCGGTCGAGATCGTCCAGCCGGCGCCAGGCTTCGCGGAAGCGGTTGAGGAATCGCCGGGCGATCCAGTCAGTGAGGATGAAGGCGACGAGCCGGTGTATTGCGCCGTCGATCAAGCGCTGGCGAGCCTGTCAGAACGCCTGCGCCATCAGCCCAAGCCGGTCGATAACAAGGATCTCAAGATCCGCGTGCTTGAGGCACTGCGCGATCTGCTCGATCCGGAAATCGGAGAGGTGCTGGGCGATGTAGCCGAAGACCTACGGTGGGCAGAATGAGCAGGATGACGCTTTCCAACGTCCAGACTGGCCGCCAGTTCCGCCCGCTGCGGATGAGCCTGTTCGGCGTGGACGGGATTGGCAAAACCACGTTCGCCGCGGCCGCGCCGAACCCGATCTTTATCAACGCCGAGGACGGCCAGGGCATGCTCGACATCGCCCGCTTCCCGACGCCGGAAACTTGGGACGACATCCACGATGCCATCGCCGCGCTGTACGAAGGCGAACACGACTACCGCACTCTGGTGCTGGATTCCACCGACTGGGCGGAATCGCTGTGCCTGGAAGCCGTCTGCGCCGAGAACAATGTCACCGGCATCGAGGCCATTGGCTACGGCAAGGGCTACAAGTTTGCTCGGGAGAAGTTCGCCAAGCTGTTCCGGGCCCTGGACGCCCTGTGGTCGGCCCGGCAGATGAACATCGTCCTGATTTCGCACTGCCAGGTGAAGCGGTTCGACGACCCGGAGCGGGAACCCTACGACCGCTACATCCTGAAGCTGGACGACGCCAATGCCGCGAAACTGCGGGAGTGGTGCGACATCAACGCGTTCGCAAATTACGACACGGTCATCAAGACCGTGGGCGAGGGCCTGAGTCAGGCCAAGCGGGCAGTCAGCTATGGGAAGCGGTTGCTGCATCTTGAGCGCACCGCCGCCTTCGACGCGAAGAACCGCTACAGCCTGCCCGCCAAGCTCCCGCTCGACTGGAAAGAGTTTTGGCAGGCCATCCAGAAATCCTACAACCCACCGAACCAACAAGCCGCATAACCGAAAGGACCAAACCATGAGCAACCAGTATATGCAAGACGCCTACGCCGGATACCCCGTGGAAGACGACTACGATTTCGGCGTCAACGGGTCGGACATCGACGAAACCGACAACTATGTCCCGTTCCCAGCGGGCCGCTACCGCCTCATGGCGACGCGCGTCCAGCTCAAGGATACCCGGTCAGGATCCGGGAAGATGGTGGCCGTCGAATTCCAGGTCGTCGACGGGCCGCATCAAGGCCGCAAAGTGTTCGAAAACTACAACCTGCAGCACCACAACCATCAGACCGTCGAGATCGCCCAGCGGCAGGTCAAGCAATGGCTGATCGCCTGCGGGATGGACGCCAACCAGCGTCTCACCATGAACCTGCTGCGCGGGCTCGAGGGCGCCGAATTCTCGGCCCACGTCGCCGTCGAGCAGGACAAGAGCGGCCAGTACGGCGACCAGAACCGCATCAAGCGCTACGAGGCGCCCAATGGTGCACCGGCGCCCGCCCAGAGCGCTCCGCGTCAGGCCGCTCCGGCCCGCCAGCAGCCGCAGCAGCAACCGTTCGCCCAGCGGCCAGCGGCCAGCGGCCAGCAACCCTGGAGGCGGTAATCATGGCAACCCTGTACGAGATCAGCGCCCGGTACTCGGGCGCCCTGGAATTCCTGACGGATCCCGAGAACGACGTCGACGCCGACACCATTCGCGACACGATGGAGGGGCTGGACGGCGAGCTCTCGGACAAGGTCTGTAATGTCGCCATGGTCGTGCTGAACCTGGAGAACTTAGCCGCCGGCATTGAGGAGGCCGAGAAGCGCATGCGCGACCGCCGCAAGGCCATCGAGAACAAAGCTGCCAGGCTGCGTGACTACCTGCGCGACGGACTGGAGTCCGCCGGCCTCAAAAAGACCCAGAACGCCATGATCTGCGTATCCCTGGCCAAGCTGCCGAAATCAGTGCGGATAGAGGACGAAGCCGCCATCCCGCCTGAGTTCTGGCGCGAGAAGGTCACGCGCGAGCCGAACAAGACGGCGATCAAGGAGGCCGGCGGTTGCCCTGGCGCGCCAGTGGTCGAGGGCGGGTTTCGGGTGGCGATTAAGTAGGGGGCACAAAATGATCTGGATTACTGAGCAGGCGATTACGTTATGTAGGCTAGTAGAAGAAATAGCCCCAAAACATGGATTTCATGTCGCTCTAACTGGCGGGACTTTATATAAAACTGGAGCACGAAAAGACCTGGACATCTTGTTTTACCGAATTCGACAGGTTGAAAAACCCAATCACGATGAGCTTTTCAACGATCTGAAGTCCATTGGGCTAAAGAAAAAGTCTGGGTTTGGATGGTGTCATAAATGTGAGTTTATGGGTAAGCCTGTAGACGTCTTTTTCCCTGAGGAGCCTGACGGAGGGGAATATCGACAATGATCCTCCGCCCATACCAAAAGGCCGCGCTCGACGACCTGTACGACTGGTTCCGGGCCAATCCGGAAGGCAACCCCATCGTGTCGGCCTGCGTCGGCGCGGGCAAGTCGGTCATGATCGCCGCCCTTTGCCATCATGCGGCTACGGGATTCGAAACCCGCAGCCGGGTGCTGATCGTGGTGCCATCGAAGGAACTGGCAGAGCAGAACCTGGCCAAGCTGATCGCCATCGCGCCGGATCTGCGCATTGGCATCCAGTCGGCCAGTCTGGGTCGCAAAGATTTCGTGCACGACAAGGACGTCATCCTGGGGACCGTCGGCACGCTGGCGCGGTGCGCGGACCGGCTGGGGCTGTTCGACCTGATCCTGATCGACGAATGCCACTTGGTCAGCCGATCCGATACCGGCATGTACCGCGACCTGATCAAAGGCTGCCAGCGCAACAACGCCGCCGTGCGGGTGATCGGCTGGACCGGTACGCCGTTCCGCGGCAATGGCATCTGGCTGACCGAAGGCGAGCAGCGGCTATTCACCGACATTGCCGCCAGGGTGACGATGCGGGAGCTGCTTGACGAGGGGTTCCTCGCCCCGCTGGTCATCGCCCCACCGAAAACCCAAATCAGCGGTGCCGGCGTCGGCACGGCCCAAGGCGATTACATCGTCTCCCAGCTCGCCCAGCGGCTGGACCAGCCCGAGGTGACGACCCGGATCGCCGATGAGCTGGTCGAGCTGGGGGCGGAGCGCCGCAAGTGGATGGTGTTCTGCGTCACCGTCGACCATGCCGTCAACATGGCGGCCGCGCTGGCGGATCGCGGCATCCCCTGCGCCGTCGTCTCGGCGAATACACCCAAGGCGCTGCGGGAGTCCTACATCGCCGATTTCCGCGCCGGCCGTGTCCGTGCCCTGGTCAACGTCGCCGTGCTCACCACCGGCTTCGACGTGCCCGACGTCGATCTGATCGCCCTGGTGCGCAACACCAAGAGCCCGGTGCTGTACGTGCAGATCGCGGGCCGCGGCATGCGCACGGCTCCGGGCAAAACGGACTGTCTATGGCTTGACTTCACAGACACGACGTCGTTGCTGGGGCCGGTTGATGAGGTCAAGGGGCGAGCTGAGCCCAAGAAGCAGCCGGGCGGACAGGCGCCGTTCAAAATATGCGACCACTGCGGCGCCTCGAACAAGGCCGGCGCGGCGATCTGCGTCCAGTGCAAGGCCGAATTCCCGCCGCCAGCCTCCACCGTCAATACCGTGGCGTCGCAGGCTTCCGTACTATCGGGTACGCCCCGGCTGGAGGTGGTCGGCGTGGAGTCAATCTGCTACGGGCTGGAAACCTCTAAGGCCGGCGTTCCATATCTGCGCATAACGTTCGATTGCGGGCTCGAATCCTACCGCCTGAATCTCATGCTCTCGCATGACGGCTACGCCCAGCACAAGTCCATGCAGGACTGGCACCGGCTGACCTGGCCGCGCTCCAACCCGACCAGTGCCGAGCAAGCCGCCCTACTGCTGAAGTCTGGCGCGGTCGGCTTCAAGCGAGTGCTGACCGTCACCGTCGACCTGAATTCCAAATGGAAGAACGTGGTCGGCATGTCCATACTACAGGAGGCGGCGTGAGCCAAGAACCACCCACCCTCTGCTACTGGGACCCAAGGCACCCGCTCATGATCGCCGACAACGAAAATCTCATCCTCAACACCACTGCCCGCGCCATCGACGAGCACACGCCGGCTGAGATGCCGCGCGGGCACCTTGGCTTCAGCCAGATCGGCAAGCCGGACGACCGTGCCCTGTGGCTCCAGTTCCGCTGGAGCCTGCCGGACAATCCGGAGCCGCGGGTGCGCCGCATATTCAGGCTCGGGCATGCCCTGGAGGCCGAAATCATCGAGCTGCTGGCCTGCATCCCCGGCGTCACTGTCCATGACCGCGACCCGCAGACCGGCAAGCAGTTCCGGTTCGAATACCTGGGCGGCCATTTCAGCGGATCCATGGACGGCTGCATCAAGGGCATCCCCGAGGCGCCGAACACCTGGCACGTCCTCGAAATCAAGACCGTCAACGCCAAGCGGTTTAAGGAGTTAGCCAAGCTCGGCGTCGAGGCCTGGAGCCCGGAGTACTTTGCCCAAATGCAGTGCTACATGGGGGCCAGCGGCATGGATCGCGCCCTGTTCGTCGCCTACAACAAGGACACCTCCGAGATTTACACCGAGCGCTGCAAGGCCAGCAAGAT